GAGGATCTGGCGGAGGAGGTGGAAGAGGCGGAAGTGCCGGCTCACCTGGAACTGGAAACTCTCCTTCAACAAGTCCACCACAAGGACAAAACGGAGGCGGTAGTGGAGGCTCACCTGGAACATTAGCTGGATCTGGCGGAGGCGCTGGAGGAGCTGGACAATCTGCTTGGCCTGCACAACCAGGACCTGGAACACCACACGGTATTTCAGGAGCTGATGTAACTTATTGCAGAGGTGGAAACCCTGGTCAACCAGAAGGAAACTTAGGTCATGGCGGAGGATGGGCTAGTTCTGCACTTGGAGACCCTGGAAACGATGGAGTTGTTATAGTAAGATATAGAGTGAGTGGAACACCATAATGGCTAGATTTGCAAAAATTAGTTCTGATAATATTGTTCTTGATACTCTAACTTTAGAAGAATCATACATGAGAGATGAAAATGGAGATCCTCAAGAATCCATAGGTCAAGCCTATTTAGAAACACACAACAACTGGCCAGCAGCACAATGGATACAAGACACAGAAGCTAGAAAAAATGGACCGGGTATTGGTATGGAGTGGGATTCTTCAAATCAAATTTTTTGGAACATACAACCTTTTAATTCTTGGACAAAAAATATTTCAAATGGAAAATGGGAAGCACCTGTTTCTGAGCCTGATGACATATCAGAAGAAGAGGCATCAAATGGTATTATTCATTGGTGGGATGAAGAAAACCAAACTTGGGGAAAATGTAACTCAAACGTCTAATTGACAAATAAAAATTAGTCCTATATTATACCATTCATACTTATGAATAAGAAAGTCTTAAGCGAAACACCGTTGTATTATGGTTCAGTGGATATGCCTAAAGGGTTTGAAATTGACGGAAAAAAACTTTGTCAAGATATTTTAGATGCTGGTTCTAAAGGTTATCAAAAAACTGAAGAAGGTTTAATTTATTATAAAAACAAAGATTGCGCACTTCACACTTCTGTTCAATTTGATATGTTAAATAGATACATAATAGAACATGTAAGAAAAGATTACGAACTTTTACTTCAAGAAAATTATTTCTATGGAAATGCTTTTCTACCTCAACAACACTCTTATTTAAGAGATCAAATAAATCCAATGGATTTGTTAAGCTCTCCAGATTTTACTTTATTATATGCTGCAGATGTTGGTTTAAATTCTTGTAAAGTAATTGTGGATTATGATGATAATAAAATTAAAGGGCAAAGCTGTCGTTTTCAATTAGATAATAATAGTTTTGTTTTATTTCCATCAAACTTAAAATATGCAATCGACACAAATCATTCCCACAAAACAAACTTTATTATAACTTGTGCTTATACTTTAATAAGATGATTTTAGAAAATTATTACTGGCTTTTTCCTAAAGCAGTTCCAGAAAGAATATGTAATGAAATAATTTTGTTTGGAAAGTCTTGTCAAGAAGAGCAAGCTCTTGTTGGAAAATATAAAAGAGATATGAAATTAAATAAAAAAGATATTAGAGATCTAAAAAAGAAAAGAGACTCACAAGTTGTTTGGCTAAAAGAAAGATGGGTGTGGAATTTAATAGAGCCATTTGTTCATGAAGCAAATAGATTAGCTGGTTGGAATTTTCAATGGGATTATTCTGAACCGTCTCAATTTACAAAATATAATAAAAATCAATATTACGGATGGCATGCTGATTCTTGGCCTAAAGCTTACAACAATGTTGGAAGTGAAGATCATGGTAAGATAAGAAAAATTACTTCTATGTTAATGTTGTCAGATAAATCAGAATACGAAGGTGGAGACTTTGAGGTAGACACAAGACAAGAAGATCCAGACATAAAGAAAAGTACTACAGTTAGAAAAGTTGATTATGCAGAAAAAGGAACTCTAATTTGTTTTCCTTCTTTTTTGTGGCATAGAGTTAAACCTGTAACAAAAGGAACTAGATATTCAATGCCAACTTGGCATTTGGGAGAGCCCTACAAATAACATGAGCTTTACATATAAAGAGATAAAAAATTTATTACCAAAAAAACAATACTTAATGATTAAAGATTGTTTGGAAGATAATTCTTCTTTTCCATGGTTTTTAAATAAACCAGGAGCAACTGTTGAAAAACATATTGAAAAACAACAAAGTAAAAAATTTAAAAATATAGAAGAGCATCCTTTATTATTTAACATGATGTATTTTCATCAAGATGAGCAAGGGTCATTAATGGATCAAACAAAATTTCATGAACCGCACCTAAGATTAATTTCAACAATATGTAAAGAATTTGTAGTAAAAGAAAAAATAAAAAAAATACATATTTTAAGAGCCAGAGCTAATTTAATGTTGCAAGTAAAAAATTTTAAAAAAGATGGGTACAATACACCACATATTGATTTTGAGTTTCCTCATTACATATTAATTTATTATATTGATAATACAGACGGAGATACTTTTTTATTTAATAAAAACAATTCTATTATGGCAAAGATAAAACCTGAACCAAATAAATTATTGTTTTTTGATGGTTTAATATATCATGCATCTAGTAACCCAGTTAAAAATAAATTTAGAAAAGTTATTAATATTAGTTTTACGAAAGGAGATAATTTAATATGAGTTTTAAAAAAGACCAATACATTGTAATTAAAAAGGCTTTACCAAAAATTTTAATAGATTTTTTGTATCATTATTTTCAAAATAAAAGAAGAGCAGCGCATATAATGTTGAACACTAAATTTTTATCTCCCTATGATGTTACATGGGGTTATTGGAATGATCCTCAATCTCCAAATACTTATTCTCATTATGGAGACGTTGCCTTTGACACTGTGTTAGAGGGTGTTAAAGATAAGATAGAAAAAGCTGTAGGTTATGGTTTAATACCTACATACTCTTACGCTAGAATATATAAACAAGGAGACGTATTGGAAAGACATACCGATAGATATTCTTGTGAAATATCTGTTACTTTGCATATAGGTGGAGATAAAAAGTGGCCAATATTTTATGATTCAGAAGGTAAAAAAAATCAAAAAGGAAAAGCTATAAATTTAAATCCTGGTGATTTACTTATATACTATGGTCACAATGAACATTGGAGAGAACCTTATGAAGGAGAAGACTATTGTCAAGTTTTTTTACATTACAATGATGCTAGAAAAAAAGAAAACATGCAAAACAAATATGATGGAAGAGGATTTCCTGGTTTACCCAACTGGTTTCAAAAACAACATTTATGGAAAAAATAATTGTTAATGAAGATAGTATTTTTTTTAAAAAGAATTTTTTAAAAAAACAAGAATGTGATCAATATATTAAAATTGCTAAACATCCCTCTAAAGATATATGTAAAAAATGGTCTATTGATTCTGTTGCTACAGTATATTGGGAGGAACGTTTGGTAGATATTAGTGATGACCCTTTATCTTTTAAAATAAAAAAACTTTTAGAAAAACAATTAAAAATAAAAATTAAATTAACTAGGGCACAAATTCAAACCTGGATGCCAGGAACACATTCTTACTTGCATGATCATGAGGGCGACCCTTCTTTGTGGAATACCGTTATATATCTTAATAGTAATTTTAAGGGTGGTGATTTTTATACTAGCAATGGTATAAGTATAAAACCAGAAGTTGGTTTATTAATATTATTTAATGGAAAAAAAATAATGCA